CATTAACCTTGCGACCAGCATGAATATGCCTATCATTAATTGTTATAGTCTGTGAACCAGAACCCCAGGTAGTTGCATCTGGAGATGAATCCCAAGAAAATCGTGTAATTGGAATCCAACGCTTAGTAGAACCAATGTCCTGCCATGACATGCGCAGAATATTCTGGATGTTTAAATTTTGAAAAGCATATGTATCTACAACTGAATTATAATTAAAAGAAGTATTCTTAGCAGCAAAGATAGCAGAGCCAATGGCTCGGATAGTATCTTGAATTGCACGCTTAACAGATGAGCGTGGGAATGTAGGAGTAATAACTACTCGGTCTCCAGCAGCGTGTGTTTCTGCTGTAGTACCCATAAAGCCACGACCATACGGCGGTACAGTTGCTGTTTTAGAAATACGGTCATAAGAATCTACCCAGATTAGTTCATCACCAATCTCAATAATACCAGTACCTACCTCATCTGCGTTCAGTGAGAACGTAGTAGGTGCTGCTAGTGTAGATGTAGTTATAGTAATAGCAGAAGTCAAGTGAGTAGTACGGTCTTGCTGCAGTGTATAGCCAGCAAGGTTCATTACTACTTCGTCAGTTAAAACGTCTAGCGTTGATGCCATTACAAGCCTCCAGTATTTCTAGCAATCTTGCGAGCCTTTGCTCGTGCTTTCATAACTGCTGCTTTCTTTTCTGCTGGTGTCATGCCACGCTTATTCATAGCAGCATTAGCCCTAGCGCGTGATTCGTTAATAGCCGCTTCTTTACGCTTTCTAATTCCTGGACGCTTACGTGCAGTTTCTGCAATAGCCTTTGAGTTAGGTAGGTCTGGCTTTTTGCCTTTACCTAAATCATATTCTCCACCAATACGATTGCGTAATGCTTCGTTTACGCGACGCTCTGCTCTTGCCATTTCTTCATCAAATGGCTTTGTTGCTCTTTCAATATTTGTACCACGACTAGCGGGATTCTGACTTGAACGAGTTTCAATTGTAGGTCTAGAACGTTCTGGTGTTCCACCAGATTGATACTTGTAATCATCAAGGCTAGGAGTTTTAGTAGCACCTCTACCCCTTGACACTACAGCCAGACCTCTGTTTTTAATTCTTTTTTCTTCGCTCATCTTGGCTCCACCAGGACGTGCAGGGCGCTTGCCAACTCCACCTTCAATAGTACGAGCGGCTTTTGCTGCAGCATTTTTTTCAATTTGTGCTTGTGCAATTTCTTTTTTAGACATTGGTGGCTTACGTCTAATTGTTATAGCACTACCATCTTTATTTGTTAAACGTTTAACTGGTCTAGTTACAGTAACTTTTTCTTTACTTAAACTTCCATAACCACGATACTTACCAGCCTTAGTTGTTATACGAACATCTGGCTTAGGTGCAGTAGCGCGAATAGCGCCACTACTGCTGGCACGATTTGGATTTCCAGAAATAGAACGAGCCTTTGGACCAGCCGATTCTTCAGCCATGCGTTTAGCAGAAACATCAGAAACCTTTTTACGTGTTGGACCAGTGCTTGTTCGTAATGGACCATCTTTTGGTTTTACTGGTTTAGTAGAACGAGCAGAATTATTAACCCTATTAATTACTCTATCAAGGTCTTTACCACTAAGACTTCTGGTACTACGTTGTTTAGCAATAACCTGTTTAGCAACTCGTCGAGCCTGTGCTTGAGGAAGTTGCTTAACACCTTGCTTTACTGCTTGAGAAGCAATTGCACGAGAAATTGCAATTGCTAGTGCTGCAACTATTGGTGCTGCCATATTACCACTTGACCTTATCTGCCCAGTATGCTGCGCTTAGTTTTCCTTTTGAGATATTGCTGGCGTGTCGCGCCTTAAATGACTTACGACGCGCCGCATATGAAGCAGATTCTCCAGCCTTCTTAGGAGAACCACTGACACCTTGCTGTCCAAAGCGGATTGTCTTAACGACATTACCTTCTTTAGCAACAACTACATGGGACTTCTTTGGGTGGTTTGGAGTACGCTTAGGCTTGTTAAAGCCTGATACTCCTGCCCTTGCTAGGCGAGAATCTTTTTTCTTCATCTGAATTTAGCCGTCTTCTTTGCAATAGATTTTGGTTGTCTTACAAACTGCTTGCCCTGCTTTATGCCAGCCCGCTTTGCAGCGGTAGTTTTAGCGTACTCAGAGGCTGATAGAGCCTCTCTAGCCTTTTTAGGAAGGTAACGCTCACCAGTAGCCTTTGACCCCTGCGTGCTAGGCTTGCCTGACTTGGTACCCCACTTCTCCTTAGTCCACTTGGACAGAGAAGATTGAGCCTTAGTCTTAGGACCTGAGTAGCCACCGCCTGCTTTCTTGTAAGCAGCACCTAGTAACTGTGCTTTACGAGCAGACCACTGACCTGGCTTTCCACCTTTGGAGCCAGCCATAATTTGGTTTTTTAAACGCTCTCTAAGTGCTGCCTTGGTGTATGCCATTTATTTCTTCTTATACTTCTTAATTGTTGCTGGGTCGTTGTATCCCTTAAGGATTACATCTGCATCACTAGGTGGTTTCTTTTGACCTGGTGCTCTAGGTGGTCTCATACCACGCTTGAGGTAGTCATCAAGTCCTGGTCTTGCTGGTAGTGGACCCATTGTTGTTTTAGGCTTAGGCTTTGATGGCATCTTTGCAGTTCCTAAAGTCTTGCTTGGCTTTTTAGGCATAGGAACTGGAGTGCCACGCTTTGTAGCGCGTGGTCTCGATGGCTTTTTCATTACTTCTTCTTGCCCATCTTCTTAGGCATAGCCTTCTTAGCAGCAGTCTTCTTGACTGTCATCTTCTTACCAGTCTTTTTGCCATAGGCTGCTGCAGCCTTTTCTCCTGCTAGTGTATATGGAAACTTCTTTGCTCCGAACATTGGCATTATATTACTCCTACTTCTTTGAGTTTAGATACTGTTTTATTTTGGATTATTTCACTACTACCCATGGTATTAGCATCAAATGCTTTGCCCATGACATCAGAGGCACGACGTGCTTCCTGAATCTTTTCCATACTTGTCCCAGCAGGTTGAATACCCTGGGCACGTGCTTCGCGATAAGCGTTTAATTCGCTGTCCCACTTCTTATTGCTGGTTTGCTTCTGTGAAGAAGCATCTCCTGGATTCATTTGAAGTCCAAGTATCTTGCAACCAAAACAATCTTCAACATCTTCTGGATGTTTTTCTCTGTGTTTCATATTGTCTCCACGTCGTATCCTGCAGCCTCAAGGTCTGTCTTTTCTCCTAGGCTGACCTCATAGGAATATCCCCCAATATAAGCAACATCTGCCTCTGCAATTTCTTCTGAGGAAGGGAATCGAATTTCGTAATACTCTCCCTCTATCTTAAGTACTGTTATGCCACGCACAAGCCTATAGCGACTAAATAAACGCCCTTCACCAGCAGGTCCTTCGCTAATTGTGGGTGTTGTAAATCTGTATGCCATGTAGCCTCCTAAGCCGTTTTATGGATAGGGCAGGAGTTTCCGCCTGCCCTACCAATCTAAATACTTAGATTATGGACGAACTGATGAAGCGGTCTCGATGCGGTATAGCGCCTCTTGACGATAGATTGACCAGTTGATGATACCGTGCCAGCCGACTGGGCGGAAGCGGTTCAACTTATCTACAACGTTACCAAACTCAATGCCTGGTTCCTTCCATACTGCTTCAGCAAGTGCTTGCTGTCCGAGTACGTAAGTGTTGTAAACACGTGCCTTTGGTGTAACTGTAAGTGTGTTTGTTCCAACAGTTCCTGAGTTAGCAACAGTCACTGTAAGTGTAGTGTTTGTTGCACCAACTGAGATGTCTGTAATTGCGTTAGTTCCAGAACCGCCTACGCCAGTTCCAGAAATGTTATCGCCAACCTCAGCGAGTCCACCGAATGCGCCGTTTGCAACGACGATTGTGAATGCACCTGATGCACCGCTTACTGCAGGAGCAGTAGCAAGTGCTGTTAGAGCACCACCTGAAATTGAGTTAGTCATGCGTGGTGTCTCGATAAAACGAACACCTTCCCATGCGCCTAGTTCACCAGCGAATAGTGGACCAGCGTTCTGGTACTCGTGTGGTGTACGCCAGATGTTGTTACCTGTCTCTGTACGAAGGTCGTGTGAGACTTCTGGGTGGATGTATGAAACATACATTCCGCCACGTGGAACAACGTTTGAAGCACGCAACTTTGTTACAGCGTAACGTACGTCGCGTCCCTTAAATGTGTCTGATGCTACGATTGTTGACTTAGCAGCAGTTGTTGAAAGTGCACCAGCAGATTCGCGGATGACGTTTGTACCTGCATCAAGAACAGCAGCAACACCATTATCTAGTGTTGTTGCCATGTTGAATGCGACTGCGTTAGCAATCCATGGGTCAACATCTGCAAGTGACATAAGTGACAACTTGCGTGTTGGAAGCACTACGCGACCTAGTTCTGTCTGTGCGACATCTAGTGTTGTAGTTGCTGGTAGTGCGACTGCATCTGGGTCTACAGTTTCAGATAGTGTTGCACCTTGAATTGTGGTGTCAGCAATATCATTGTGAAACTGGAAACGGATTGAAGAACCGTCGTGGGTTGGGCTTCCAATTTTCTTGTCCGCGATTGCGCGGAACTGTGGCACTGAACGAAGGTTGAGTTCAATCAACTTATCGTATGCCAAAGTTACAAGATTGGAACCTAAACCAGAGGTTGAAGTTGTAAAGTTATCAGCCATTTGCCAATACCTTCTTTCTGGGTTATTGCATCTTGTTAGAGATGCTCTGGATTATGGATAGTAATTCCTCTTCAGAGTGTCCGTCATAGTTTTGTAACATATCAACATATTCATCTGAAACGTCGGGAGTCGCAGCAAATTGAGTTGCACCATCTTGGCGAGTAAACTCGCGCACGTTTGGTTTATCTTCTTCTTGTACTGGTTCGGTGTATCCGACAATATCTCCATTTTCGCGGAGCCAAGTATTAACTGACTCTTCGTTGACTTCATCTAAATCCTTAAGGATTAGACGGGCAGCCTTGGAGTTGACTCCCTTGGATTCTAGGACTGACTTAACTGTAGTCTCACGCTGTTGGCGTTCAAACATTTCCAACTTTTCTGTGAGTTCTTTGATACGCTTTTCGTCTGCTCGCTTTGCTTTACGAAGGTCTTTAATACCATTCGTCTCATCGCCGCTTGCATCTGAATAGATGTCAAGGTCGTCGTCATTATCCCAGTTGTTGTTGTTGCTCATAGCAACCTCACCCTTCTATCGTTGTTAGTTTCGCAGACCACAGTTACAGTTCGGGGAAACTGGCTGGCTTCTACTCCTAGTCTTTTACGCCTGACGGGGCTAGTCGGTCCGTCTAGGGATTTTTATTTAGAACATGCCAGAGTTAGTCTGTGGCTGTCCTGTTCTTGCTCGTCCTGATGAGCCTTCAAAACTTGCTCGTGCCATTGATGCAAGGCGCTTACGCTTTTTACCTGCTTCAATATCGCCAAGGATTATATCTTTTTCGGCTGTCTCTTGATTATAGTTGATTCCTTCTTGCTTATAAATCTTACTATAAAGTTCTGCATCTGAAAGAAACCCACCAATTTCTTGATAATCTTTTCTTGTTTGTGCAGCAGTAATTCCAGAACCAGCAATTGTTTCAGCCATGCTCTTAGATGTAGCAGTCAAGCCAACCTGTAGTGCAGATGCACCAATCTCAGCAGCAGCAATTTTCTTTTCAAGTACTGGCATAGTATTCTCTGGGTCTGCAAGATAGGCAACAATATCTAAGTCATCAATACCAGGATAGTAGGCTTTAAACTGACTTTTAATATTAGGGTTCATGCTCTGTACGCGTTCAAAGAACGTATCAATACGGTCAGCAAACTCTTTTGCAGATAAACCTTTTTCCATATAACCAGCAAACTTCTTCTGATTTATCTTAGAGTCTGCGCTAATCAAAGTACTTAGATTATTTCGACGCAAAGTATCAGCATATGAATCTTCTAGTGTTAGGTACTCAGCCTCTGTGTATACGTTTAAACCCTGCTTAGTGCGAGCCTCGTTACCAGCAAAGCGTTCTTTATAATCCGCATTCCAAGCCTTGCCTGTTGCGGGGTTGAGAGTGCCATCATACTTAATTTTATTCATTGCTTCTTGTGGCTTAAAGCCTTGGGTAGCAAGAGATATAAATGCGTTAGCAAGGTCATCTAGTTTCCACTGACGTAACTGTGCTTCAAGTAAAGCAAAGGCATCAATCTGTTCTGAGTCAGTCTTACCACCAGATACAGTCTTTAGCGGATTAAATACTTCACCAGTAACTGCTGCTGCTTCACGCATAGCAACATTGGCTTGACCAATGGCTACGTTAGCCTCATCAATTGTGGCTGGAATAGTATCGGCAATAGCCTTACCTTCTGCAACTATCTTATTAACATCTATTGGCTTCGGTGGATTTGTAGCAATATATGCGTTGTAAGTATCCTTAGCAATAGCAATGTTTTCTGGTGTTGGGTTCTTCTCTGCGTTCTTTAAAGCCCAATCAGCAGCAGCCTTTGATACACCCTGGGCATTAGATGCTTCTTCGGCTCTACGAAAGTTAGTTCCATATGAAGGAGTAGTCATTATCCACGTCCCCACATCTTACCGATTACATCTAGAAAATCAGCAGTAGTTTCTCTTGCTTCATCTGTAAAGCGCCACATAGGATTACCCTGCATTTCTTTATCAAACTGTGCTATTGACTTACCAGAAGCAACAGCATCCATTACATCTTTATCCTTTGTAGGTGATTTAACTACGACACCAAGTTTATTAAACTTAGCCCTAGCATATGTATTAGCAATATCAAGTACAGTTCCACCTGCATCAATATGGTCTGCAAGACCTGGATGCATTTTCTTGGCGATTAACTTAAGACGTTCCTGTTGCTTTTCAAGATAGTTCTTTTGACCAATACCAATAGTAACTTGCTTAAGTGCTTCTGCTGGAGTCATATCAATACCATAGTCTGCAGCCAATTCCTGTAGTGCAGATATATCCATAGAAACTTGGCTACCCTTTGTAGCAGATAGCAAAGCATCTACATCTGTATTCTTAAGACGCTTACGCGCTACCTTTGCAGCAATAACAAAGCGCTCAGCATCTGTCATTACATCGCCAGTAGTAGTGCCACCAGAACTTGTCATAGTCTGGCGCTTTTCTTCTGAGTTCAGTAACTTATAGTATTCTTCATATTCTTCATCACTGGCTGCTGAACCAGTAAGGTCCATCAAGTAGTCATCAATTTGCTGGCGAGCATCGCCACGTGTAGATAAATTGCGGTATATCTTTGTGCTGCTACCAGAATCCTTTTTAGTTTTTAGGAATTCTTCTGCACTAATTGGGCTACCAAAACCATATTGAACATCAGAAACAATCTTTGCGCTTCTAGCAACAAGCATTGAATCCAAACCATTAATCCAAGTACCATCAGTAATCTGACTTGCTTTAATATAGTTAGATGAAAGCAGTTGAGATTGAAGGCTTTTAATTTCATCTTTGCCAGCATAGTTCTTTAAGAATGCTCCACGAGCCTCTGCTTTAGACTTATATGCAGTAGGTGTTATGTTGCCTTTGCCATCGGCAATATCAACAAATACAACCTGAGCACCGCCTTCTGCAGTTACAATACCATTTGTTACTGTAAAGCCAGAAAACTTATCGCTTTCAAGTGTAGCATCTTCAACAGCCTTTTTTTCTGTTTCACTTTCTGGCTTAAGAATTGCATCAATCTCAGCCTGCTTAGCCTCTGCTTCTTGCAATTTGTTTTGGCGTTTTAATGAATCACGCTGATACGTCAGTTGCTTTACGGCTGCGGCATCTGACTTGGCTTTGCTAGCAGCATTCTTTGCAGTGTTTTTGCTTGCTTCTTCTTCATCAATTTGTGCACGCATTGCTTTAGCAGATGCTGTTGCTGTTTCTAACTCAGCCTGGACTTTGTCAAACTCAGCCTTAATCTTAATATACTCTGGGCTTGACTCGCCTTTTTGTGCGGCTACTCTGTCCATTGCATCAGCAAGACCAGTAGTGCCAAGGTTTAAACGGTTCTGGAGTTTCTGTACTTTCTCAACAGCAGCGCGATACGCTGGGTAGTTACTATAATTAACTGCCATTATCTCATTAACTCCTTATATGCAAAGTAAGAATCACGTGAATAGAAGTTAAGTATTGACCTAAAGATTGCTCGGTTAGCCTCTGTCACGTAAGCATCTCCAATCGTTAGTTCTTTCAGTTGTTCTTCTATTTGTCTCTTGCGTTCAGCCTTCATTTCAACTGCGTTAATAATGTTTGCCATCTCAGGGTCACGAGCAAAGGCAATATAACTACGCATTAAACGAATAGCAAGGCTCATGCGCTTACGGGTAGCGGCTTCAATTGGTGTATTTGGATTACCAATCATTTGCTCTACCTTGCCAAGCATTACCTCTTCATCACCAATGTTGTTACCTTCACCAATAAGTGCAGGGTTTAGTAATGGATTAGAAGCCTTCAGCGCATTACGCGCTGCGGTTGCTTCTTTAATAATCTGAGAGCGCAACTCTGGGTCTGATTCATTCTCAAGTGCCGCTTTTTGTTCTTTAGCAATCTGATAGTAAGTGTTCTTATCTTCTGCAACCATAAGGTCTTCATAGTATTTTTCAAGACTCTTGCTTTCAATAAGACCAGCAGACTTCAACCAGTTGTATGTAGCAGCATTAAACTCTCCTGTTTGTGGAGCAAAAATATATGCTGATTCACCGTATGTGCTGATTAATCCCTTATTCTTAATAGCCCAATCCTTAAGCCCATTGGTATTCTTAATGACTACCTTTGAACCTTTTTCAGTAGGAGAGACTGTATAGATTAACTTGCCAGGATACTTACCCGTAAAGGTTGCTAGAGCCAATTCATATGGGTCATCTACATCACCTTGATTTATCTTAGATACACTGTTAAGAATATCAAAGAACTCGCTACGCAAACTTGTGATACCAGTATCCTTGATATAGTCAGGAACACCTAGGCTGTCCTGAACAGTAGGTGCTACTGGTGAAATCAATCCAAGGATATTACGTAGTGCAATGACATTGTGCGCAGAAATACGAATATTCTTTAGGTATTCGTTCTTTTCTTCTTCAGTTGCGCTAGGGTCTAGGTAACGACCATGTGCTGCGTTATATGCCATAGCCTGTTGTGCAGCGGTTACTTCTTGACGGTTCTTTTCATCGAATGGCAGAATAGCCCAGATACGCTGTAGGCTTGAAGGAACAATAGCCCTTCTAATATCCATATTATCACCAAGATTACCCAGTGCAAATGTATCTAGTTTCTCTGCTGCTTGCTCTAGTGTTGGGTCAATCTTCTTACCGATAAATGGCAATGAACCAGGAACTGAGCCAAGAATATTTTTAAAACCAATAACAGTTAGACCAGCAATAGGTCCAGATAGTGTAGGAACACCAGCATCCTGCGAGAATGATGGATTCAACATACGTAACTTAAGAGTTAACTCATTAAACTGTGGCTGAGAGTATCCACTATTACCTGTTAATACGCGCATTGTTGTATCTGTTGCGCGGAAAAGAATCTCATCCATAGGCATCATTACATATGGGTCATTGTTCTGGTCGTAATGAACCATACCAGTTGCATCTAGACCAAGATGCGCTAGACGCATACGATATAGAACACGTGGAGATACATCCTTTAAACGATAGATACGACGATAAAAGTCTTCTGTTGCGCGATAGTAACGACCCATTGTTCGAGATGCATATGCAAAGTTAGAACGGATTGCTGGGTTATCTGCATACTTTAGGATTGTATCTGCAGCCTCACGTGTAGCAAGTTCTGTGAATCGCTTTTCAGCAATATCATCAGCCATTTTTTTAAGTTCTAACTTGCGTGATTCTGACAAAGTATCTTTAAATACTCCACCTGCTAGGGTGTCATACTGTTGACGAGCAAATTCTTTTTCAAGCCCGGCATACTTTTTGCGTAGACCTGTATATGCAACCATAACTGCTGGTTGACGGAAGATACCATTGACCTGACGGTCCATCATATCCATTGCCGTAGAGCCCCAGCGCTTAAATAAATTTTCTGTATCAGCATAGTTGCCAACACCAAGTTGGCTATTGACTGTGCCAGTCATACGAAAACCTTCAGTTGCATCCGCAAAATCATCTAGGCTAATCTTTGCAACAGCCTGATTCCATGTAGGAATACGTCCCAAATCGGTTGTCATTGTGTCTAGATTCTGCTTAACAAGACTCCATAGATTCTCGTTGAAGTTATCTACTCCACCATTAAAGGTTTCAAACATATCATTAAACATACGACCCAGTTGAATGCGTGTAATATCGCCATCTGAGTATCCCTTGGAACGTAAAAAGACTGTGTTTGCGCTTCCTTCAAGGAACTCATCTGCAATCTTTGCAGCAGTGCCAGTTCCTTTTTCCCATACTCCAGATAGTCCATTAAACTTATAGCCAAGAGAGAACATAGCATCATCAAGTGCTGCTTCAAATACTTCCTTGCCTGTCTTGGGGTCAATTACACCAGGACGAAATCCTTGATAATCAAAAAATAGTCGGGCTGGGTTAATAATTGTATTTTCGTTATATTTAAACTTGTTTCCAACAAATTGCTTTACAAATTTTTCAAAGTGAACAAGACTTGCTTCGCGTTCGCTTAGCGTTGCTAAGTCAATTTCTTTAGAAGCCTTGTTAAGTACAACTCCAGACTCTTCCATTGCAAGAGTTAACTGTGATGGTGTAATAATTGCACGTACAACGTCTTCGCCGTATGCTCCAGATAAACCACTTCGACCAACAAGAGAATTTGCTGCTGAATATAAAGCCTCTGGCTGATGAATAAATGCTTGACGTAAGTACTCAGCAGAGTCAGCATCAATATAACGGCTATACATAGACATAACTTCGTCTACAATTACTTCACGCTTTTCAATGTTTGTTAAAAGAGCAGAGTCAATATCAAGACTACGAGCCAAACGCTCAATAGCATTAACTCTAGCCTCAATTGTTAAGGCTTCTTCTGAGTTAACCCTAGTGCGCTCACCAATAACCTTAACTGCTGGCACTTTAGCACCTGCTTTGTTAAGAACTTTCTGCAAACCAGAACGAATTGGACCAGTTGTATCTTTAGAACCAGTAAATGTTCTAGTAAAGTTCTGCATCTTGCGTCCAGCACCAAATGCAAATGCACGTAAATCGCGTGATGGTGCAGCAAGAACAAACATTGTTGCTTCATCAATAGCAGAACGAATACCTAGACGTGGGAATAGAGTCAAAATAGACCATGCATCCACAATCTTTTTTGAAAATGCACCTTGTGTTGCACCACCAACAGCATTAATTAAGTTCTTCTTGGACTTTATTTCCCAAAGCATTGAACCAATCTCATCATATGGCAGTGAACCGACAGCCCAAGTAGACTGATTTGGGTGAATTGGACCAATGCCATCGGCAGATAAACCATTTTCATTCTGCTTTATAGAACCTTCTGGGAAAAACTTAGCATGTTCTGGGTTTATTCTAGATTCTTTTTTAGTTGCAAAGCCAGATGTTCCGCCATATTTGTTGCGTAGCGTAGTTTCAATTAGTTCTACACCACGAACATCTCCACCAAGACCCATTGAGTACATTGTTGCAGCATCTAGGTTACGTAAAATAACATATTGTTCATCAGCACTTGATGCTAAGAACTTAACAGTAAGTGCTTCAGCCATATCGCGTGGAAGCAATAAGCGAGCGCGAGAAGTAAAGTTTGCTGCAGTCTCAATTGCATTGCGACCAGTTCGTACTTCTGCTCCAGCAGGAGAGCGGGCAATCATTTGCCCAATCTTCTTCCATCGTCTAATTTCTTTATTTGCTTCTAATACAACAGCAAAGTCAGACTGGTCTGGTTTTGTTAGTCGTGCTACTGTGTCATCTGGATTAACAAGAGCCTTAATAATTGGCGCTAAAGCCTCATCAACTTCGTCTGCATTTCTTCCAGCACCAGCAATTGTGGTTCTTGAAGTATTATTAAATATTCCATCTAGATATGTTGAAAAGTTTTCACCCAGTAAGCGGCGCTTTTTAGCAGTAACAACACCATTACGCATGTATGTAATACCATCAACACGACCAGCAAGCATCAAGTGTAGATTTGCTGCACTTTCAAAGTATGCCTTAGCGCCTGCAACATCAAATGCCTTGCCTTTGGCAAGTGCTTCAACCGCTTCACGATTAGCATAGCCAGGAAAGTTAGTAGAAATTTCTCTAAATGCTTCTGCTTTTGCAGCGCCTTTTGCTTCATCGTACTTTTTAATTGCTGGTCCTAGGTCATCCTGCCATAGTTTAACTAACTTAGGCTCAGTCTTAAAAGCAGTATCAACTGCACGTTCAATAGGAATGCCATTGTCTACAGCCTTAAGTACGCTGTTCTTAATTCGCTCACCCTTAGTAACGCCCTTACTGAGTCCACCAGTCAACCAGGTAAGCGGGTCAATTGCAATTTGATAAATAAAATCTATAGTGCCAGAAATTTTCTTTTCTGAATCATTAACATAATCATATGTAAGACCGCCACCTTTAGGTGGACGAGTATCCAGAATTCTAACAAGGTCACGCCCTGGACTTATTTGTGCAAACTTAACATTGTCCATAACTTGTTTAAAGTTAGTTGAGTCGTCGTAGGCTTTCTGAATAGATGCAAGAACCTTCTCATCAATCTTTCCATATGACTCTAGGATTTCTCCAGGTGTCTTGCCATCAAGAAGCCCTTGTGCGACAAATACATCTGTATCACCAAAGTAATTTTTTGCTTTATCTAGCGCAGCAACATCATACATGTCTGTGCCGTTCCATGCATCAGTCCATGTCTTACCATCAAACAAATCTTCACCCTGTGCTACTTGACGAGCAACCTTATAGGGTGTATTAATAAGTCGGTTATACTGTCCACCAATTTTAAACAAACCAATCAATGGGCTTGCTGCAACCTTTAATGCACCGCCAAGAACGCCTTGCACTCTATCAGCAGCAGTAGGCATTGGCTGTAGGTATTCAGCATCTTTAAATAAAAACTTTAGTTGTTCTTGTGCTTTACCATTAAGACGGTCAAACTCTTTGCGAGCCTTATCGTCTTCCATCTTAGCCAACTTGCGATGCTTCTTAATAGCATAACTCATCTGCTCAACTTGATTAATTTCGTTAGGCTTTAAGCCTGCACTCTTAGCAGCGGTATAAAGGTTAGGAGATACTTCAGCAACAACTGGCTTTAAATATTGCATTAGTACCCCTGGTCTGTGAGTGTCCTATAAATTAATTCTGCGTCTCCTGATGGGTCAAACTGTGTAAGATAACGAATAGTATCTACGAGTGACCGTGAGCGATTTTGCATGCTCATAACTTCTGAACCAGCACCAGGACCAATATCAAGTCCAGCAGTTAGCGGTTCATCTGGTCTCTGTGTTGGAGCGTTTAAAGATAAGACTTCTGGCATTGATGGCATGTTAGGTGCAGGTGGCATGGGTGAGCCACCAGACATAGGAGCAGCAGTTTGCTGTGCCATTGTGTTTTCGCCATAAGGCATACCTGGCATATACTTAGCGCCTTGCGCTGGTCCGCCATCTGTGCGCTGTGAAAGAGCGCCTGGTCCCGAAGATGGTGCAGGATTCTCTGGCTTGCGATATCCGCCTTGTTGTGCCATTAGTCATCATCCTCGTCATCATATGGAATATTATCAATTTTGTTTGGTAGGTCTGGAATAATCCAGTCTGGGTAAGACTCAACACTTTGAATCATTGATAGAGCAATTGCTTCCGAAAATCCTGCAGTGCGTAGCGCTTTAAAATATTCATTAATTGCAATGCAATGTTTTTCTAGCATAGAATAATCATCATTAAGTACGGTTGCTACTTTTGCTTTGCGTACTGGCTTCTTGCGTGCTGCTGCCATGATTTCTCCTTAGATTATTCGTTGCTGTTGCGTTTGTACTGAGCCAGATGCCTCTCCGCTTGAACTCAAACGACTAAGCAGCATTTGCAAATCTGGTCGTGCTTGTGCAGGAGCGCCCCCTACTGGAGCGCCAGGAGCAGAGGGGACGGGTTGCTCAACTGGAGTCCCAGCAGGGGGATTCTCTGGTGTAAACACTTCCTCGATAACATCCTCAATCTGTCTACCTTCTTTACGTCCCTTAATTGCCAAAGCAATTTTTTGAATGATAGGTAGTGGGTCTTGTCCCTGAGATGCCATTTGTGGAATTGTTTGTGTATATGCTTGCAGTGAACCAATGAGAGCCTTACGAAGTTTTTCAACTTCAATCTTCTCTTGTTCCTGTGTGACGTTAATGCCAAACGGCATTTCTCGTTGAGCCAAGTCAACGGAGATTAAATCGCCACCCAATGCCTGAAGCATAAAGATAAGTCCCTGTGCTGGGTTAAGCCCAGCGAGCATGCCGTAGCGTACATCTGCAGAATAGTCACCCTTAATATTCTTAGATGGTGTGTACTCAAGTGCATATGGCGCACCAGCGTCTACGCCACGAATTGTTTTCTTTTCATCAAATACTGTTTCATCAACTTCAAAGCAGATTGAAATAACATTCTTAAGTGCTGAAGCAAAGATAGCCTGAGCAGACTTAACTTGTGTATCAAACCCACCCATAAGTGCTTGAACACCCTGACCAGTAATAATTGACGCATCAACATTACCGCTACGAGATTCTGGATAGCGTGTTCCTGTACGTAGTTCCTGTTGCAAAACTTGCTGTGAGT